AGTTCGTGATCGAGGTCGCTCGCCCCGAGCTCGGGCGCAGTACAATGGTATCAGAGTCGAAGATCGCTTCGACTCACCACCGCGGCCGGGAGCCGCTAGCCACCCAGGAGCAACACGTGACCAAGAAGACCGACCGCAAGGTCGCCAACAAGGCGGCCAAGACCTCGCGCAGCCCCAAGCGCGCCAACCAGAACCCGAGCTTCACCAAGAAGGGCCCGGGGCCGCTACCACGCGCAGGGAGGCTCGAAGTGAGCGCCGGCGCCGGAATCCGCGTCCTCCGTGAGTGCGACCAGGCCGAGGTCGCCGCCATGCCCACCTTCCTCAGCGGCCGCCTGTCCCAAGGAGGGCCCGTGACGGGCGGAGGCCTCCCAGGCAAGAGACAGCCCGCCACCGAGATCGTCCGCCGCGCGAAGCTGATGAGCGCGCCGCAGTGGGGCAAGGGGCCGGACGGAGAGCCGGCGCAGGTCCTCTTCCGCTACCCCGACGGCGAGTGCGCCTACAGACAGGGCGATCGGATCATGGTCGGGAGGGTCGAGGAGCAGTGACAGTGCCGTGAAGAGCGGTCGATTCGGGCCCCGCAGCACGTCGCACATCGGCGTTCGCGGGGCCCGAGTTACTTTGCGGGAGGGGGCGCTAATGTGTTCCGGAGCGAACTTACGGTACGAACTAAAGTACGTAGTCGGAGGGTACGTCCGGGAGTTTAGTTTGCGCTGCCGGGTGTCCCGGCACCCCTCCTTGTAGTTATATACGTTACCGGCTCCCGGACGTTCCGGAGTCATAAAACTTGGAGAGTGCGATGAAGAGGTGGACCGAAGAGGAGCGCGGTGGCTCCGGAATTGATTCGCAGGGGAGGGTCCGCTGCCGTGACAGGTACGCGTACCAGAGACTGAGGGCCTTTGGCTTCTCGAAGCAGTTCATGATCGACCACTGGTACGTGCTGGAGCGCGACCGGGCACCGCCGATGACCATGCTGCAGAGGAAGGCCTGCAAGGTCTGCGGGGTCGTGAAGCGAAACGACTTCAAAGAGTTCCCGAAGGAGCAGTGGGGAGGCGCCGGGAAGCACACGACCGCCGACACGTGTCGGCTGTGCATGAGCAAGGCGATCTCGGACGGGCGCTTGCGAGAGATGGCGAAGGAGTGGGAGCAGCAAGTTGCGTACGAACAGTACGGCAGTGAAATGTGGGAGCCTAAGTGAGCGCGGCCGGGAGACCTTCGCACAATGGGGCATAGAACGTTGTCCGGCTTGGTGAATTTACTTTGGGGGGACAACGTTGTGCGATGGTGTCCCCCTGGGCCGATCGATCAAATAAAACAGTCCGCGTTTTGGTGGACATCGTACATCGTGCGGTGCGATGTCGGTTGCACATAAGGTGTTGTCGCCGTTCGTTAGGGCCGGCAATCCGGTTGTATGTACCTAATTATAAAGTTAGATAGAATAAAAAATAGCAGGGCCTAATAGTCCATGGTATGTATTGCCTGGAGGTGGATTATCGTATGTATTTTTTATTTTATATATATTGGTTCGTTAAATATGGTACACAAAAGCGGTAACGAAGTTTTTACGTTCCGTGATAATAACTTATGTAAACGGACCTCGACACCTGTCATGGGACATTTATGGGACATGGGGTTTAGGTCCCTGAATTGTATCCAGGTTGGGCCCTCGAGGATCGGCCCCGGTGTCCGATGGACGTCGTCCTACGAACGCCCGGCTCAAAAAGTAAAATGTTTGATCAAAAAACAGCGCCCCTGGATCACGAAACCCGCTACAGATCAGTTCCTGGCATGGGCGGCTCCCGGACGATCCTCCGAAAGTACTTTGATCATGAATTATCAAAACCAACGCTCTTCCCGACGTCGGGCGCGGTACAATTGTACTTGAGCGTTGATGCTCGAGCAACTAGGAGAATTCGATGACGAAGGTTTTTGATCCCGTGAAAGAGTGTTCCGCGCTGACGGCGCGACTGGAGGCCCTCACTGCTACCGTGGACGAGCTCCGGAGGGCGTTGGACGCGGGCCGCGTGGAGGCGGCCGAGCTGAAGGGCGTGCTCGAGGAGCTGGCCGCCTCGAACAACGCCCTCGTGGAGGGCCAGGAGCAGCTGGAGGCGTCGTGCGCTGAGCTGACCAACGAGGTCCGGGGGGCGCTGAACGGGTTCGAGGAGCCGGAGGGCGGTGTTCCGGAGGACGAGTCCGACGAGCAGCGCGCGACGCGCGTGGGGCTGCTCGCGAGGGTGACCGATTTGGAGGCCCGCGTGCGCGGCCGCAACCGGAGCGCGCCCACGAAGCGCAACATGACGGACGCCGACGCGGTCCGGGTGCTGACCGGGGACGTGACGGCGCTCGGGCACAAGGAGGCGGGCGAGGCCGTCGGCCTCACGTACGCCCAGGTGTACTCCTGCCGCATGGAGTACACCTTCAAGCACGTCCACAAGAAGCTCCGCGACGACGGCTGGAAGAACCCGTTCACGAGGTAGGTTTCGGGGGCCGCCGTTGCGAGCGGCCCGATTTTGGGCTCCGAAGCCCGCTGGGGCTGACGGGCGCGGGCGGACCCGCTGGGGCTGACGGGCGCGGGCGGACCCGCTGGGGCGGGGACCCGAAGACCGAGGCCCGCTGGGGACCGGGCGCGCGGAAAAGGCCGCCCGCGGGCGGCCTCGGTCAGCGGTTGCGCTTGTGGAGGACGAGGAGGTAGGCGATCAGGAGGGCGGTCACTTGCGGCTCCATACCGCCAGGACCGCGCCGGCGGCCAAGGTGACGACCCCGGTGTAGAGGCCGCCGAAGTGGGTCACGGCGGGCGACGCCACGACGAGGGCGAGGGCGAGGGCTGCGCGGACGTTCATCGAATGGCTCCGGACGGTAGGAGGATTTTCCAGCGGCGTTCGACGTCGCACCAGTAGAAGAAGATCGAGGAGCGCGGGGCGTCAGGCATACAGGCCTCCCTGAGGAATTCGCACGTCGGTCACGTAGTCCGTGGTGCTGCAGTAGAAGTAGTCCCCGGGCGGCAAACCGTTCTGTGCGACGAGCTCCGGAGCGAGGCGCACGTTGGGGTCGGGGCTCTTGCCCAGCTGAAACCAGTGAAATGCTACGCGCTTGGTCTTGTAGACGCAGCCTTCGCGCATTTCAGTGATCTTGAACACGTCCATCTTGACGTACATCATGATCACAGTCCCAGCAAGCGGCGGAGCCAGTGCTTCGGGCGGGGCCGGACGCACGTCGACGGCACGGTCCAGGTTGGGAGGCTCTTCGCCAGTTCGAGGTTCGCGGTGTATTCGGACATGGTGTTCTCCAAGGTAACTGGGTCAGGGAGTTGGCCCAGTTTATTGGAGGGAGGCCGAAGCCTCCCGGGGTATCACTTCGTCCAGGCGTTCTTGAAGCCGTCGTTCTTCAGCTCCTTGTGGACGTCCTTGAAGGTGAACTCCAGCCGGCAGCTGTAGATCTGGCCGTAGGTCAGCCCGAGCGCCTCGGCCGCGGCCTTGTGCTTGGCGTCCTTCAGGTCGCCGGTCAGGATCCGACGCGCGTCGTCCTTGGTCATCTCCTTCGCTTCGGCCTTCGTCGGCTTGGCTTCGAGGACTTCGATCCGAGCTTGGAGTTGATTCACGAGTTCGACGAGTTCGTTGATCGTGATTTGCTTGGTTGCGTTCGACATGAGTTTCTCCGGTTATGTGTGTCGGAAGTGACACACAAGATACTTATCGATTCCAATGAGTATCTTGTGTATCAGTTGTAAGATTCTGTAATTTGCCTTTCAAGTGATATTTGGTGTGCGATGAATTCATTATACTGATGCCGGAGTCGGGTGCTGACCGAGTGTGTAATGATTTGTATCAGCTTTCGTATGCATCATTTGGTGTGCGATGAATTCATTATACTGATGCCGGAGTCGGGTGCTGACCGAGTGTGTAATGATTTGTATCTGAGATTGTAACGGAAAATGTAATAAGATTGTAACGATCATCGTTGACCGAATTAGTCAACGATCATTACGCACAGTTACATCGGTTACAGATTATTACGCAAGGGCCCCCCTCGCCCGGCCACGCCCGCGGGCCAGGCTTCCAGGCATTTTGAAGAATGTGGCCAGAAACAGTGTTCCGGGCGGTCGATGTGCGATGTGCGATGAAGCATGATCGGAAGCATGATCGGAAGATCGATGAGGCATGATCGGAAGATCGATGTGGCACGATTGCAGAGATTTGGTGCGTGCTGCGCGAATAAGGTCGATGTGCGATGAGGCATGATTGGAGGATCGATGTGCGATGTTTACAAGGGTTCGCCTGCACAAGTCGATGTGCGATGTTTCACGAATTTGAGTCAGGGTCCTAAGAACTTTGATCATTCAGTTCCACGATCAAAGTCCTCCAGGGCGACCTCCACCGCGGTATAATACCGTCCAAGGAACGTCGCGCGATGCCGAACCAACTCACCGTGATGCAGGCCCGGCACTCAGGAGTGCTGGCCGTCGTCAACGCCCGCTACCCCAACTACCACCCGGTGTTGGCGATGGTGGACCTTGCGCACCGGGCCGACGTCATGGGTCAGGACCCGAAGCTGGAGTTCGAGATCCACAAGGCGGTTGCGCCATACTGCGAAGCGCGGCTCAGCTCCGTGGAGGTGAAGCCCCCGCAGGACCCCGCCCGCGTCATCGTGTCGCTCTTCGAGGACGTGCAGCTCGAGAGCGGTGAAACTGTTTCGGTCGAGGTTCCGCTGGTGCGGGAGCTCGAGGAACTTGTGCCACTGGACTGAAAGGAGCCCTAAAATGGCAGTCGAAGTCGTCTCCACCATCAACAAATCACAGACGGTCAACTCCGTCGCGATTGGCGCCTACGCGCGGCAGAAGCGTGACACTGTCACGCCCGAGCTGACCGCTGCCTCGGTCGCCCGGACCCTCTACTTGCTGGACCTGAAGGGCGACGTCGGCGCGCGTCGCACCGAGTACGCGTACACGCCCGCCACCACGAACGTGATCACGCTGCCGGCCGACGCCGAGCTGGTGCTGCTGAAGCATGAGTCGACGATCGCCGCGCTGGAGCTCGTGCTGCCGAGCGCGACCGCCCGTGACGGCCAGGTGATCACGGTGAGCAGTCTGTCGATCGTGACCGCGCTGACCTTCACGGTGGGCAGCGGGTTCACGGCCGTCGGGGCGCTCACGGCGCTGACCGCCGGCGGCTTCGCGAGTTACATCTTCGACAAGCCCGGCAAGGTGTGGCGCCGAATCGCGTAGTGCAGCAGTCGCCGGCCCAGTGGCCGACGGACCTCGTGACGTTGGTCATCGCCCTGCTGAGCGGGTGGTTGGCCGAGGACGTCGCCAGGACGGTCGGCCCGTACCTCGTCATCGTGGCCGCGGCTCTGCTGAGCGCGGCCGTCGCCACGAGCGGAGAATCGCACGGGTCGGTCTGGGCAGTCGCGCGGACGATGGTTTCCAGGGTGGGGCTCGCTGTGATCGGCACGGTGCCGCTCGCGATCGGGCTCACGAAGCTGGTGGGGTTGGAGGTGCAGTGGCTGCTGGCGCCGGTCGCGGTGCTGATAGCGGCGAACCCTAGGCTCGTGTGGGCGGAGCTTAGGGCGAGGTTCGGCGCCCGCAAGGAGCGCGGAGATGATTCGCAGGGTTGAGATGTGGCACTGGGTCGGCGGCGGGGCGACGGTGCTGGCCTGGGCGATGTGGCGCGACCGACAGGTCGAGCTGCTGTGGCTGCTGAACACAGTGGTGTGCCTCACGGTCATGTGGTCGTGCTTGTGCAGGTTCGCCGTGATGGACCGAGAGAGCACGGCCTGGGACTGGCGCGAGCGGTACGTGCTGATATTCGTGACCGCTGCGTGCGGGGTGATGGCGCCCTGGCTGCTGGGCGAGCGGCCGGGGTTCATGCAGGTCATGACGTGGCTGGCGCTGCTGAGGCTCATCGAGGTGAACGGCGGTGGGTGGCGCGAGGCGGTCCCGGAGTACGCCAGGACCGACCATGGCGAGTTGGAGGACGTGAGATGATCGAGGGACTTGCGTTCGTCGCGGGCGCGGCGGTCGGGGCCTGGGGCTACCGCTACTGGCTGAAGCGTGACCCGGAGCGCCTCGAGGCGTGGGCCAAGCGACTCAAGGCGTTGGCTGAGCAGGTTCAGCTCGACAGGATGGACAAGTGAGCGTCGAGGCGAACGTCAGGGCCTTTCTGCGGGCGATTGTGTTCGCGGAGGGTACGGCGCGCCACCCGCGCACGGGGGCGGCGCTCGACCCCTACCGCGTCTGCTACGGCTACTCGCACACGGTGCAGGACCTGCGCGACCACCCGGCGCTGACCGGCGAGTGGAAGGGGGAGCGCTTGCCGGCGGAGATGTGCCGGCGGGCGGGGTTTCCGAGCGGCGTGTGCTACAGCTCGGCGGCCGGGGCGTACCAAATCATCAAACCGACGTGGGTCCGCGTCAAGGGGCGACTCGGGCTGCCTGACTTCGGGCCGGAGTCGCAGGACTTGGCGGCGGTCGAGCTGATCAGGGCCCGAGGGGCGTTGGCCGACGTGCGGGCGGGGAGGTTTGACGTCGCGGTGCGCAGGTGCGCGGCCGAGTGGGCCTCTCTGCCGGGCAACGCGGCCGGTCAGCCTCAGCGCCGGCGGGACGACTTGGTGGCGGCCTACATGGCCGCCGGTGGAGAAGTGGCGTGATCGGGTGGCTCAAGCGGCTGCTCGGTTGCGATAAGCTGGCGCAGCTTCGCGCCGATATTCGTGAACTGAAGGAGTTTCTCATGGCAACGCAATCCGAGGTCGCTCAGACCCTGACCGACCTGACCGCCCAGGTGGCGAAGATCGGCGAAGAGACCCGCGCCCTGCTGGACCGCATCGCGGACCTGCAGGAGGCGGTCGACAACGCCGGCTCGGTCGACCCTGCCGTACTGGACGCGCTCGCCGCGCTGCAGGCCCAGGTGACGGTCGTCGACGACTTGGTCCCGGACCCCGCGCCGGAAGAGCCGCAGGAGTAACGGCGTGGCGAACGCGGCGCCGGTCGGGTCCGGCTGGGACGTCACCAACCCGAAGAAGCCGGTCGTCGAGCAGGACCCGGACGCCAGCCTCATCTGGCAATGGGACTGGTCGACGTGGTGCACCGAGCGAGGCACCACGATCGCGAGTGTCGCCGCCACGGCGGAGCTCCCGCTGCTGGCGGCCGACGAGGCCGTCACCGACGACGACAAGGGCGCGCTGATCACGGTCTCGATCGACCCCGACGAGTACGACGCGACCGCTCACCTGCGGAAGAAGTTCGGCGTCACGTGCCGCGTGACGTCGGCGGACGGACAGGTGGACGACATGACCTTCTGGTTCCGCCTCGTGGAGAAGTGATTGGCCGTCGAGTTCAAGCTCTACCCCAAGCAGAGACGGGCCCTCATGTCGAGGGCCCAAGAAATCCTGTACGGGGGCGCCGCCGGTAGTGGCAAGAGCTACATGATGCGCGTTCTCGCCATCGTACTGTGCATGGAGATACCGAACATCAAGGTGTTCCTCTTCAGGCGCATGTACAAGGAGCTGTACATCAACCACGTGTACAGCCCTGACGGCTTTCTGGTGATGCTGAAGGAGTTCGTCGACCGGGGCGAGGTCGTCTTCAACAAGTCCGACGGCGTCATCAACTTTCCCTTCAACGGGGCTCAGATCTACCTCTGTCACGCGCAGCACGAGTCGGACATCAACACGTACCTCGGCGCGGAGATCCACGTGCTCCTGATCGACGAGGCGACGCAGTTCACTGAGAAGATGATTCGATTCATCCGTACCCGCGTGCGGCTCGGCGGGTTGACCGTCCCGGATCAATGGAAGAGCCTTCTGCCGAAGATCATCTACGGGTCGAACCCGGGCGGCCCGGCTCACTCGTACTTCAAGCGCGGATTCGTGAGTCACGGCGAGGGTCACGTGTTCAACGCGCCGGTGCAGGACGGTGGCATGTCGCGGGAGTATGTGCCGGCGAAGTCCAAAGAGAACGTCATCATGACCCGCAACGACCCGAACTACGGTCAGCGGATCATGGGCCTGGGCGACGACCGACTCGCCCTGGCGTACCTCGAGGGAAACTGGGACCTCGAGGAGGGCGCGGCGTTCTCCGACCTGTGGGACGCCAACGTCCACGTTGTGCAGAACATCGAGATCCCGCGGACTTGGTCGATCGACCGGTCGCACGACTACGGCTACTCCGCGCCGGCGGCCACTCTGTGGTGGGCCGAGTCGGACGGGACCGCGTGTGTGATGAACGACCGGCGCGTGGTGCTGCCGAGGCGGAGCATCGTGCTGATCGGTGAGAAGTACTTCGCCGACAAGGAGGACAAGGGGCTGCGCCTCATGCCGGCGGAGCTCGGCCAGCAGATGCATGACTACGAGTCGATGAACGGGTTCCGGGCGCGCACGCAGGCCGGCCCGGCGGACTCGAGCATCTTCGACAAGGACCGTGGGTCGACGAGCGTGCACGACGAGTACGTGCGGCGCGGGATGAGGTT